TACTCACCACCATTTTGTTCCATCATCAGTTCCATGTCTCCATCGAAACCCTCTAGCCATTCTATCAAATCACGTACCTTCATTTTCTTATCCCTTTGTTAGTGTATCCATCTCACGGTCAAGCTCGACGATTGCCTTAGCTTTGTACTTGAGGGCACGGCGAGCATACCTATTGGCCTCATCTGTCGTCTCTGCCCATTCTACAAATGCCTTATACGTGTCAGCCTTCTCAAATAAGTCAAGCACATTGCCAAGGGCAACATAATACATGTCCTTGATTGTCTTCATTATACAAGCTCCTCAATCAACATGTGGGCAATGTCTGAATCATATCCACATTCCTCAGCGAAGGCAAGCAATGACTCTTTATCATAGCTAAAGAACTTATACACAGGATTGCCACCACCAGGACCATGTAGATCAACCAACTCAGCAATCAGTCCATATTTTGATACATCAACCATAAGATCAGATGTTGGATATTCTGATGAGATGTCCAACTCAATGGAGAAGAATTTGCGATTTGTCATTTTGTTGCTCCCTTGTTCAATAATTCTGCCATTGCCTTAGCCAATTCATAACTATATGCCTCAGCTACATTCTTACCTGTTGCATCCTCAACCCACAGTCCATGTGTACGGAAGGGTGGGAGGAACCAAGTATCGCCAAAGTGGATTCGTTTGTTTTGTTGCATGGGTCAATTATACAACAAGTGGGGACAATGTACATATGAGACAATAGTACTACAACCGAAACGGTAGACTATTAATATGCCTCTGCATAGGCCAACCACTTGCCCTCACCAACCTCAACACCAAGCCATTGGACACGACGATTGCCACAATCACATCGACGAGACTCACCATCCCATCCTGTACAGAATTCATCTTGACCAATGTCATTACAATTCATGCCCTCAAATTCATCGACCTCAGTCCCATGAGCAGCAGCAATCGCCTCTTGTTCTGTTGCATAAAATGTCATATTATCTCCTTATTCACAACGCTCATTAATGAATGTACCAAAGATTGGGCCAGTGTGCTCAATCTTCTTACATGTAGCAGCAACCATCACACGTTCAACACATTGAGTAGTCTTAGTGCTATAGTTGTACTGCTGACGAGTACATACTGATTTTTGACCTGAATACGTATCCAACACTACATCACTACCAAATCCTTGATCGATAGCACATACAAAGAGGAGAACTGGCATTGCAATGATAGATGCCACGATCAGGTGAGGGATGTAGTCTAATGGATTACGCATGATGTTCACTTAGTTACCATTGCTTGAGTGTAATAAACGCTGCCACTGTAATGACATGCCACGCTTATGCCACCTTGTGGGATGTAACCTTCTGCGATGAAGTCATTCACTCGTACCATCAATTCCTTTGGTGATGTTGCTTCGACTAAGATGTATTTCATTTTGTTGATCCTTTATTTGTTTTGTTGGATCAATTATACAGCATGGATGAGACTTGTACATATGAGACAATAGTACTACAACCGAAACGGTAGACTATTGCAGATTCAGGACAGCCCTTTCCTCAGCGCTTAACTTAGCCAATGCTTGTTGACGCAATGCAGCACGGCGCTGACGTTCCTCCTCGACTGCAACCTTATAATCCACTTGCAAATCAAGTTCATCCAAGTCCTGATCAGCAGACCTTGACCATGTTGGCGACACATAGAAAAGTTCAGATGGATCATCTCGATCAGTCACCAAGAATCGATTCGTCTCAGCAACATCAAGCTCAAAATTATACTTGACAGCACGCTTCAAGGTTTCCATCATACGATCAACGTATGTGGCCTCTGCTTGTGCCAATGCTTGTGCATGTTCCATTGCCTCACGAGCTTCACGTTGTGCCTTAGTTTCACGAGCCATTATTCTACATCCTTATTCATACATGCCTCGACATCTGCGAGGATACGTCTCAGTTCATCAATGTTCATTGTCAACATGTGCTTGATCACTTCGTAACCAAGCTCTCCACTGTTCACAAAACTAGCCAAGAGAATCTCTTTGCCTTTGATCGTATTGCGCAGATTCTCTGCAACTGTGTTCATGTCCATTTGATGTTCCTTTATTGATTTGTTAGACCAATTATACAGCATGGATGAGGCTTGTACATGTAGGACAATAGTTCTACTACCGTTTCAGTAGACTATTAAGGACTTCCTTATCAATCTCTTTGGCCAATGCATCTGCATGTGATGCAATGATCTTATCCACATCTACTGGTGGAGTGAGATGACGAATGCCTTTGTTCAACAGTTTGAGCGCTGCAATTTGCCGTTGCTTAGCACCTTCATATGCTGGACCAAAATCAATCTGTGGATCAGCCACGAGTTCACGAAGAGACTCACGTATTTGTCTCAGTTCGTCCAGCGTCAATGACATTGCTTTGTTCCTTTAAATAATTGATCCACTTTGCTGCCATCGCCATTTGTTCTTCGAGTTCCTTCACACGATCCTCGAGTTCAGATAGACGTTCCTCTTGTGTGAGGTCCCAAAAAAGATTGAACACGCTCATTCTTCAATTCCGAAATGTTTCTTAGCTACTGCTACACCTTCGTCAACATTGGTATAGTGTAACACAATATTAGTTACTTCTGTCACAATCAACTTAGCGAACTTTTCTGTATAACCAGCAGGAATATGAGACGATATCGGAAAATTAGTATTATCCATCGCCCAGAGTTTAGCCTGCTTATCAAGTTGTTGAATTCGTTCGTTCATTCTTCAACTCCAAAATGTTCTTTGATTTCTTCACGACACAATAAAGCACCATCACTCACACCACACAATTCGTCATCTTCTTCGACCTTAGTACATTGTGCCATACATTCGGTGATAATCAACTCTGCGAACTTTTCAGCAAAAAATTCACGTGTGTCGCCAAATGTCATTTGACCGTTTGAATATTCAACCGCCTGCAAATAAAGTTCTTTAATTCGTTCGTTCATTCTGCTTCCTCTCAAAGACTTCGCGAAGGGACTTCCTATACAACTCGTCTGATTCATTTGACTTCTTAACGAACCATACGATGAAGCATATCTCGATCAAGACTAGAAGTCCCATCATTGAATACAAAAATGTGAACATATTACTTTACTGCCATTCTTTCAAAAGTTTTGACCATCTCAGGTGTGATGAGGTGACCACGTTTAGATTCCATTGTGTTAGCATACATCTCAGCGACAGCTTTGACGTGGAATGTCATGATACGACCAGATGCAAAGATGACTGTGTACATTAAGCTTTGACTCCTACCACGAATTGACCGCAACAATTATAGACCTCGATACCTTTAACACCATTTTGTTCATACGCTGTGAAATAATCACCGCCTGTGCCAACCAACCATACACCTTGAATGCCGAGATTGTTGTCGAATGCACGATCAGCTTCGAGAACTGATGTGAATGATGTCTCACCAGTTGCTTCACACATATCTGACATGCCATCAAACTTTGACTTGACACGAATGACCAAGTTTGCACGATTCTTTTTAACGAAAGACTTGAATGTTGCTTTAGTGATTTTAGCCATTTGGTAAGTTCCTTTGTTTGTGTGTTGGATCAATTATACCGCAGTTTGCATGCTATGTACATAGTAGTCTACTAAAATGTAGGACTATTACATACCTCTTCCACCACCCTCGCCTGTGGCATACTCAAACAAATCAAATGCATCTTTGTAGACAAAAGTTTTACGTACTGGTTCTGCGAATCGATCAGCACCACGTTCATTGCGTTGAGCAACTGCGTCCTTCTTTGTCTTAGCTACAATAGAGTATGCATCTGCATCATCTAAACATTCTGCGTACCACCAAGTCAATGTTGCCATTTTAGTTCCTTTGTTCGTTCGATGGTTCTATTATACCATGCTGCGGGCATTTGTACATAGTAGTCTACCGTTTTGTAGGACTATTAATTCTTGTACAATGTCACTGATTGTGGATACACAACGCCTGTCTTACATGGAAGCATCACGTTGCCACCATCAACTTTGTAGATGATGTAAGTAAAATGCTTGTCAACATATGACTTACCGCTACGCTCTTTGTAACCTTCTGACTCATAACCAACAAATTCACCAACAACCTTCTCATTTTTAAAAGTCTTTGGTGTTTGGTCAGTCCAACTATATGATACAAAGTAAGCACCGATGCATGTGACAGTAGCAACGAAGAACCATTGGAAAAACAGTTCTGACTCATTCATCAATACGATGATAGTGATGAAGCAGCAAAGGCCGAAGATGATGCCAAAGCCTGTGTGATCAACAGGAATATCAGCGAGTGGTTGGAATGAGTACATTGTATTGTCCTTTTGTTCGTTCGATGGATCTATTATACAGCACTGCATGCAATTGTACATGCTTTTTGCGAAAAAAAACCTAAGTGTATCTTTTTTGACACACTTAGGTTTTGAATACTTTTGTTTCTGGTTTAATCGTATGCGTTAGATGGTCTCGGCACACAATATTCACAGTTTGGATCACAACATTTTGGTTCGACCCATTCACCAGTTGATGGATAAAAATACGTATCGTATTTTGGATGATATGCAACGCGTAGTTCTTCGATCACATATGCTGCTTCTTCTAACAAATCAGCGATGCGATCAGGCTTGCCTTCTTGCACCGATTTGCGTGTGCTAATGTTACGTCGAATCTGAGCACGTGTGTGTAGCCGATTGACTAGATCCTCATGCAGTTGTTGTGTCATCTTTTGCTTTCGAAAAATGTAACATGAACAGCATACACAACAAATATGTCCACATAGACCATCCACGTTCTGCTACCAACCATGTGGTTCCAGCAATCAGTGTTAGATTATATGCCATGATCATTAAGAATTTCATTTGTAATCATTCCCAAATACTTTGTGTCGAACAACCTCATTACGTCCATCCTCTCGAGCAGCGATCGTATCCATATCAAATTGTGATGGATAGTGGCGAAGCAATCTATGTGCCTCTTCTCTCACTGCCTTTGGTACACGTGGTGTCACCTTTGGATTCACTAAGTCAAGCAAGAATTTCTCTGTGTGGACCACAGCATTCTTGCGTTCGATTGGCACTGTCATTTATGTCCTTTAAGTTTCAAGTATTGTTCATCATCAAGGTCTCGTAAACCACCACATGGTTTAGCAATTGCTTTTTGAGTGGCACGATTGCCTAATCTAATTAGTCCGCACTTGCCACAATAGATGAACATGCCTTTCGCATTGAGCGTTCTGTTAAAGTTGTGGCCTTGCATTGAGTTCTTTCTGTAAGCGCTCAATTAACAATGATTGCTCATTGACGCGTGTCATCAATGAACGCATAGTTTCTTGTTCTTTCTTCCATTTTTGATACTCGTCATAACGACGTTGCAAGTTTGGCAAATCACGCAATACAGTTTTATATTGAGCCAACTCATGACGTGCTTTATCACGTTGGTCTTTAATCTTATTCATCTTCTTGGTCAATCGGCCAAGTTCGATCTCATGTTTTGATGGCTTCACATTGATTGGAAAACATACATGTGCTGAATCACCTGAGTTGCTATAATCATAACCGCATCGTGTGCATTGCATATTCATCATAATTCTGTCTCCACTACTTGAAAGATTTTCCAATCACGCTCAGGACGTTTACTCTTCACATAATTCTTAAATTGTCGTGCTTCATCCACTGTGCCGAAATGCACTTCACTAAAATATGCATAGCAACCAATTGCTTCGCTATCTTCCCAACGATGAGCCACTACATAGTTGGCTTTCTGTTGCTTACTCATACCAATCCCCAAATAACTGCTAAAACAAAATTAAAAATGGACAATAACATACCAATAGCGACTAACCCCAATGGAAGTTTGAATGACCATGGCATGAGCTTAGTATTGCGATCCCAAATGAAGTTACCAATGAACACACCTGAGTATGTCACCAAGATAAACGTGAGCATGATCTTTGTTGATAGAATGATGTACATTATGCAAACTTCTGTGTAATGTCAGCGATATCGATCACGTTGATTGTGAGCGTCTCAGTCTCTTGTGATTTCAATGATTGGTAAATGCTATGTGTGTATCCACTCATGCCTTGTGAACCTTTATAGAGTGTGTACATTGATCCGCTCTCGTTCAATACTGTGTAACACATATCTGATTCAGTGATCTTGGTGATGCCGCTTGACAATCTCCATGAATCTGAACCTGCATAACCACCGTACCATGAACCGAGGACTTTACATGCTTCACCTTCAGATCCTTTGATGCACACAATTTGCCATCGATCTGGTGCGTATTCTCTACTCATCTGTAACTTTCAATTTGAAACATGTTTTGTCTTTAAACTTGCGATATGCCAATTGCATGAATGATGGCTCTGGTTCAACATGACCACATGATTCCATCTTCGCATACTTGTATTCTTCGTACTTGTTATGAGTATACAGCATTGCTGCAGCCACCAATCCACATGCTGTCATACCTAAAACGGTAACTGTCATGAATGCGCCTAATGTCATTTCAATATGACCATACATCAGGCATGTGTAGAGCCAATACATGAAGTCACCAACACAATAACCACCAAACAATGCAAGTGAACATACTAATAGGAATAGTGATGCACCGCGAATGACACGACGTGTGTATGTACAAATGTCGGTCTCTTTATTGCCGTAATAATGATCAGCAGCACCAAAGTTTTGCAACTTGAAGTGCCAAGAATCTCGTTTAATTGTATGTGTCATCATGATGATTTTAGTTTCTTAATGTCTTTGTGTTTAACAATGATTATGTTGTACACTTTATCTTTGAATTTGATTGGAAGATCCAAGTGAATCGTAATGCGTGGACCTTCTTCGTTGTTGATGAGTGTATCATTGCCAACAGTACCACAGAATGGGATCTTATTCCATTTGCCTGTTACACGATCACCAATGTCATACGTTGATTTGTAACCAATGCGATTGAAGTAATCAGTGATGATACCCATGTTATGCCTTTAATGCCACCCATGCCACAACCAATACCAATAGTACCAATTGCAAAATAACAGGTGCGAATACAATCCACCATGATACGGTGATCCAATCTGCTAATTTAACAACGATCAATAGAATCGTCAATAGTGTTAATGGACTCATTGTAGTTTTCGTGTCTCAGCACGCTCCAAGAATTCTGCGATTTCCTGTGAACCTTCTTCGGTCAATGGGATTGCCTCATCGAATGCCTCACCGCTCTTGAACTTTCGATGGATCTCAGCGATCAACTCATCGAGTTCCTCTTGTGTACCATCAAACTGATCGAAGCAACCAGGTGCAAATACGATCTCATAATCTTTCTTGTCATTACTCATACTTCAATTCCTGACCATTGTGCAAGTTTAGCACGTTTACGTTTAGATGCCTCTACAACAGAGATTTTGTCAATCATGTTATGTTCAATCATTAGATCGATCATACACACCAAATCACCGATCTCTTCCTCAAGATGTGCCTGATTGCTTTCGCCGTTATGCACACTCGTTAGACCAAATCGTCTAATCTTACTAATCGCTTGAATCACCTCAGCACACTCTTCTTGTGTGATGTCCATGATTTCACCTAGTTGTTCATTCATATTTTATCCAATCACTCACAGAGTTCTATTATACATCGTTAATTGTTTGCTGTACATGCTGTGGTGTACGCCAAATCAATTTTAATTCATCGTTGTGATAGTATACAGGTGATCCTGAATTATCTCGCAAAACCCAAACTCTACCACGTGGCTCAATGAACTTCACTTCACCCATTGCACCTTTATGAAAACCTGCAGTTTGCTTTACTTCTACACGATCACCAATTCTGAATGTGTAAAGCTCTTCAAGTGGTTCATCAAACCATTCTGAATAATCATATTCAACTTTGTATGCCCAAGGTTTCCACCATTTTGCATTAGTTACTCTAGATGTAACTGTTCGAACTTGTTGAATGATTTGACCATCACGTTTAGCGATGCGCCATTGTTTATATTTCATGCGTCTTCCTCAAAGATTTCACATTCCACATTAGAAGAGTAAACAATGTCACATGCTTCATCCATTGTATCGCATACTGCAACACATGTACCATGCCAACGTTCAGGACCAGTGCCGTCTACATCTCCACCATATACAACTTCATATACAACAAACTTTTTCATTCTTCGATTCCGAAATGTTCTTTAATTTGACTTTGTAAATCATTTGGTAAACAATCCCAGCCAATATCAGCATAGAATTCATAGTTTTCTGAATCACTTGTGTATTTGTATGCAACTTTAGCACATTCTTTCACAATCAACTCTGCGAACTCTTGAAGTCTTACGTGGCTAATGCAGTGTTCAACTTGTGCTTTAATTGCAATTTGTTTTAGTGGTTCGTTCACAATGTGATCTTTACTTCTGGTTTGTATACTTCGAATGCTTCGTTGAATTCTTTGTTCCACACTTTGATTGGTGTCCAATAACCGTGATCCCAATCACGATCGTTTTGATAGTAGATCACAGAACATCGATCGTTGAGGCGCAACAGCAATTGATTGTCTTTCAATACAAAGCCGAGACGATTAGGTTTACCTTCATGAAAAACGTGATAGCCTTTCTTGATGTAACGATTAATCTTCGCAGCTTTCTTAAGAGCATTGCGGTATCTTGCTTTGTATGCATTCATCACGGTTCTGTCTTTTCCAAATTTGTATAGAATTCTAGGCGAGCCTTGATTTCCATGTAAAAGTTTTGGTATTTTGCAATACGTGCGATGTCTTTCTCAGTGACACCTTTCAGACGACGAATGTCAGTGTTATGACGCAAGTCAGCCATCTTGACTTTCATTGCATCAACATTGCCAAACACAGCAGTCTTGTATTCGTCATAAGTTTGACCACGTTGCTTAGTGAGACACTTCAAACCTTCGATGACTCGTTCAGAGATACCAGCATCGCGAAGATCTTGATATGTGACATCAGTGTCTTCGATCACGTCATGACCAAGAGCCATGCACATGAGTTCTTCGTCATCTGATTTGAGATAGTGCATCACTTTGAGTGGATGCAAAATGTAAGGCTTTCCACCTTTGTCGAATTGGCCATGATGTGCATTCACTGCAATATGGAGCATCTTGTCTAACATTTCACCGCGTTTCATAATCTATCCTTAAACAAAATCGAATGCTGATTCATCGCCAACTCGAGAGAGGATGATTCCACAATTAACGATCTTCAACAATGCTGTTTCGATCTTCACTGCTTGTTTCACATCACATTCAACGAAGAGAGTACCATTTGTGAATGATGCTTTACGCTCTTCTTTCAACACTTTAGCAACTGCAGCCAACACAACCTTTTCGAATGACATTTAAAACTCCTTTTGTTTGTTTGTTGGATTTATTATACCACGCAGAGGGAGTTTGTACATGCTTTTTGCGAATTATTTTCACAGTGTATCATTTTTGACACAGTAGACAAAAGTACTACTTTGCGAGCATTCCGCTCTTCACTCTATGATACCAATCTGTGCGATCTGATGGGAACTTATAGGATTCATTCCAAAGCTTTGTAAACTCATCCAGACTCTTTACATCGAACTCCACATATGTTTCCATATATCCAATCATGCCTTCTGCTGGCATGTCAGGTGGAAATGCAACATACTTACTAACAGCTTTATAGAGTTGCTCAGGCATCATTAGCATCGACATCAGATGGCTATGACACATCTTTGTTTCAATCTTCATACTACACGACCTAACACATCATAGATCAGTGCATCGAGTTCTCGTTGATAGTCTTCACCGATTCGACGCTTCTCATAGATCTTGCGAATGGTTTCATTAACTTCAAACGTTTGATCTGCTACAGAACGCACAGACATTCCACGTGATTTAAGTTCATCAATCAAGTCGTCATCATCAAACTCTTCAAGCACATCGGGATTAACATAAACGTATGGCATAAATTTCCTTATAGTACAAAACCGTCGTCATCTTCATGATCGAGGTGCATCATCCAATCATCAGGTACTGATACGTATTCACCATTTCGGCGCTTATCATTATCAATCCCTTTCTTTGTGTTCTCTCTTGACATCGCTGCAGCTTTAGAGACACCTTCTGGTGTCTGTGCATATTCTAATGCATTCTTTCTATGCTTCTCAATCGTTTCAGGTGACAGAGTGCGATATGAATTAGAACAGCTTACACAACAAAACTTGCCACGCTTGCGATGTGTGACACCACAATTTAAACATTGTTTTGCTTTGTAAACACCAGCCATTACAACTTCTCTACAATTACCGCTTTACTCATGTCATCGCCAAATGAAATACGATCATGGAATACCTTGACCATTTTCTTACGGCTCAATGATTCAACAACTACAAAGCTAATCATCAGTGACATACGATGACGCATCTCTTCGAAGTTCTGTGCAGCATCTAAACCTTCAGCACGTGCAAGCATTTCAGCAAGCAACATGAAGTCACCATAATTTGAATGTTCATCGTCATCAGCAACTTCGAGTGCCTCTTGAAGATCTGAATTCATTACTGATTGAAGGAATTCACCTGGCGTCAGGTATGCATTCTTGCGAATAGCACGTACACAATCTTGTACGATCGGCAACATGCCATCGCTATTCAAAATCTGTTCATAATTGATGTCGAATGGGAACATCTCGTCGTCTTGCATATCATCCATTTTTTACTGCGCCTTGAATTTGATAATGTTGTTCGAGCATCGCTTCAACCACTTCGATTGCTTCACGTGTAGCTACTGGACCTTTAATTGTGTCGATGATACAACCACCTTCACGTTCCAAGTTTGGTTGAATAGAAACGATATTGTCAGCATTAACGATAATCATGCTCGTTTGATTATACATCGCTGTGAGTTTAAGAAATGCCATCCATTTTCCTTGATTAAATCATGTATCTATTATACCATATTTTTAGCCTGCTGTACATACGTAAAAAAGGGACCGCGAAGGTCCCTTACTATAGCATGCTATAGATTAAGCGTCTTGTGCCAATTTAGCAAAGTAGCTGAGAGTGTCATCATCTCCGCCGCTTTCATCAATTGGTTCTGCACGAGGTGCTGCAACACGACCAACTGATGGTGCACTTGCGTGCTCATCAAGATTGATTGACTCTGCAGTTGTACGTGGAGCTGTACCACCCAACACACGCTCAAGTTTCGCCTTCAATTCATCATAAGACTTGTACTTAGATGGATCAGTGAATTCCTTGAGTGAGTAGCACTTAGCGTAGATCGCTTCGAGTTCAGCTTCATCACCATTCGCAACAGCGGATACTTTATCGAACTCAGACTTGTCGTAGTTACGATAACCTTCAACGTTACGAATCTTCAACTTAAAGTTGGCGCCTTCCCACAAATCGAATGGATTCACAGGTGACTCATCTTGGAATTGAGGTTGCATAACGTCCATCATCTTGTCATAGATTTTCTTGCCGTATTGGAACAAGAATACCTTGCCTTCGTTTTCTGGATGTGCTGGATCAGAGACGATCAACACATTTGAAACGTAGTGAAGACGACGCTTCTGTTTGCGTGCGATATCTTTATCGCTCTCTAAACCTGAGTTCCACAATTTACTGTTGACCTCAGAGACTGGATCGGCTTGACCGATTGAAGTCAATGACTTCTCGATGTACCAACCACCAGGACCTTGGAAGCCATGATCCCAATAACGAGCCCATGGATAATCATCACCTTCAGCAGCTGGCAAGAAGCGGAGAACAGCATAACCGTTACCTGCTTTGTCAACTTCTGGTTTCCAGATGCGATTGTCTTCGAAAGATTGTTGTTGCTGACCACCACCGACTTTTTCAGCAGCTGCAACAAGTTTAGAGATGTCGCTACCACGCGACTTTTTGAGATTAGCTAATGACATTGTATTTTCCTTTTTTAACAATTTGTCTAACAGAATATGGAATGAATATTATATCACATCGGCATGCTGTAGTAAACAGTTTTTTAATGCCTCTGCAACTTTTTTATCATTCACCTTGATGAACCTATCATACTTGCGGATCTTCATTGAAATATCAGGCCACAGAATTGGGTCTTTAATTTCTTTGTCGAACTTAGGCATGAAGTTCAGAAAGCGGTTCATAACAACGAAAGTTTCAAGTGGTATCTCGTTTTGAAGTAGCATCTTAACGAGTTTAGGATGTTGTCCATCCTCTACCACAAACAAACTCTCGAAGTCATTTGCGCTTACAATCTTATCTATATCATTTCCAAAGCGATATGTGAATGATTCCATTAAAGCCTTGTATGCTTTGAATGTATTATCAGCGGATTCCTCATTGAGGTCTCCAATCCACTTTGTGCCATGATGAGCAAAGATACATGCATAGAAGTATGGCAACTCGTCTAGTCCATACTTCTTAACTACTTTTGCGAAAAAGAATTTATCACGGCGTGCATAGAACGACTTCGGTGTAACACTCGACTTTCCATTGTATTTGAAATAGTCATATGTCTTTGATTCGAAGTGTAACTTACATGCAATGTAAATCTTATACGCATCAAATGGATCAGTCGAACGTAAGCTCATTCTTTTTCTTCAAATAACCAAGATTCATACCTTCAGCCTCAAGTTTGGCCTTGATAGGATTGTTCACTAACTTTGCGATGTCCTCTGGATCGATCATACGCTCTTTACAAATGTCAATAATTGCATCGAGATAATTTGATCGATCTTTCTTGACACGTGCTTCTACGAGTTCACTGAACGATTTTTTCGTGTGCATACCTTCTGGTTGTTCTGACATTCTTCATTCACTTTATAATAAATGTGGGATCCAATCGAGGTTACCTTCTCGAGTTGATTCCATCGTGGGTTAACATAATAAGCATGATAAAAGGTTGAGCCTTCAGTGACATCAACACCTTTGGCATAATACAACTTGACTGCTTTCTTTACAGCTTCAAGAGATTCTTGCCATCCAACTGGATCGATGATTCTATTCATCATTCGTTTATCGCAGTACCATGAGAACTGACATACAGTTGATCTGTTCTCTTTGCGATTCTTTTGATAGACGACATCACATGCATTTTTAGGGAATGCTGGATCGTTCAATCGGTTTAATACTACGTGTGTCACAGCGATCTGACTCATCTGAGAGTCTCCCTTCGCTTCGTAGTATGCATTGCGAGTAAGACAGTAAACGTCATTCTCGTCTAGCGGGATTTCAACCTTTGCTACTTGGTTTAATTGTGATTGGGCTGTTACTATTGCTGTCACCATAACCATCGCAGCGATGATCCATGTTGTAGGTTTTAGTAGTTGCTTTCTCATTTATTGACCTTTAAAATGATCGTATCCTCGTTGATCCGTCCATTTGGTTCACTCGGTTTTGTAGTGAGTGCATCAAACGCCTTAATGCCTTTAGTCTTCGCAGACGACAGCACAGCGGCCAGAGTTTCTTCAGGCTTACGCAGCTTGCGTGTTTGGGATGTTTGTGTATCGAAACGTTGAAGGGTAGTGCCCTTGATTTCAAATCCCGTACCTGACTCAGCGATATATCGGGTCAGAGTTTTGTACTTAACATTGTAAGTCCATACTTCTGTTGCACCGATCATCTGAGACGGATTGATCGAAACTAGTTTATTCTCGGGCGACTCCTTCAAGTACTTAATTTTCGAGACTTGCTTCTCGAGTGATACGGGTTTCTTTGTACGAGCTTTGCGAACAACCTTAGTATTTGCACTAAAGCGCTGAGCATCCGCAATAATGCTCTCGAACCATTTCACGAATTCTTTCTTACGCTTGGTAGAAAGATGTGAATAACCTTCAACTAACTGAGGGTCTTCCTTATTTATAGCACCTTGAATCTCAGACATGTGCTTAGTTGCCCATTCAATGATGAAGCGAGATGCTTGAGCAGGTAAGATTGCAGCTTTCATTGCTTCATGCACATCAATGGTTGGTGATTCACCCATAATCCATTGATCGAGCATGTCCTCAAGATCACCAAGCACAGTTTCTTGTGCTTTAAATTTGATACGATCTTGAACAGAGATGACGACCTTTGCTTGTTCGTCTTCGTCTTTAGGTTCAGCAAGTTTACGAATACCATGTTTGCACATGGTTTCCAGATTGAAATTTATCTTGTCAAATTCGTTATCGCGTAACACGAGGCCACGGCCACGCATGCGCAATAGAGCTCCAGATTGTAGTTGACAAGTCCAATCAGGTGAAGCTTCAAGTTGTTCAATTTGATCTTTAGTATATTTAAGTTCGTCTTTAGCATACTTAATCATGTCCTTCTTAAAGTGTTTGCCAACGTTGTAGTAGTTGTAATAGAAAAAGGCATGCATCATCTTCACACGACGATCACTCTCATCTTTGAATTCTACACCAATGAAGTTGGGTTCTTCACCAGTATATTTCTCATCGACCAACAGAGGATTAGCGATACGCTTCTTTGGTGGTTTGAAAGTCTTGCCGTTGATTTTGATGCTTGCCATTTTTCTATTCCTTTATTATCTCAATGGTATATTATACCACAACGAGATATTATTGTACACTAATAATTGCGTCGTATCGGAAAGAACGCCAACCTGAGGCATCCACATCCCATACAGCAAGTGCTTCATCGCTTGTTTTACGTGCAGTCACTGTTTTTTCAGGATCTGCTGGTGGAATTACAGTTGATTGAAGCGTACACTTCATAACACGCTGTGATCCATCAGTTTTGGTGAATGTTACTGTCTTCACACCTTCACGCAGTTGTTGCTTCAATGTATCTTTATTAAACATATCGATCTCCATAATTTGTCGTTTACGCCAACCGCTCATTACTTCTTGGCTTTCTTTGCAACTTCCTCTGCCTTTTTCTTGGCTTCTTCAACACCATCATCGATAATTGAATCGAGTTTCTGTTCGATGATAGTCAAGACTTTACCAGACATTTGTTGAACTTTGTCATTCTCTGCAACTTTCTGAGCAGCGTATGCACCAACCATTGTGTATGCAGTCTTTTCAGTTGGAATGATGATCAAAACCCATGCTGAAATTACGCCAACCCAAAATGCTTTCCACAATCGTTTACGTACACCTTCTTCACGCTCTTTACTGTTTGAATAATCAATCCAATATATAAAGTTACCAATACCAACTGCACCGCATACGAGAATCAATGCCACGAAAAATGTACTGATACCATGCAACAAACTAATTGCATAAACTAATAATGCTAAATCCATGATGCTACCTTATAGTGACTTGTAGAATGTAGATTGAGCTGCGAATGCTTGCTTCCAACCCCACTCATCGAGTACGAGTTGATTGAAGATGTGTTCTTCAACATCAATTGTATCTTCGACCGACAATTCTAGCATGCGAATAGCACGTGTATAGTTGTCAGCATAATTTGCTGGTGTTGTAGGCATACGTTGAAATGATAAAAACTTGTCCATTTCACCTGTGTTTGCAAGTTTCAGGTTTGCTTTAGCAACCTTAATCACTGCAACTTTATAGTCTTCAACTGCCTGATCATACTCTGCCACATGTTTAGTGGCATTCTCTTTAACAATCTTGAGCAACTCAAGACGATTCATTTTTACGCTATGCATTACATTCCTTTTATTATCTAACATTTAATTACCAATCTGATGATGGACCGCTATCACTGCTCGATGAGTCAGATGAACTTGAGGACCATGATGAAGATGTATCCATAGATGATGAGATAGATTTACGACTATCGCTATCATCAAATCCCCATGATGATGTATCTTTCTTAGGAACATCTGGAGTATCTGATTCAACACGTGCATCATAACGACGCTCAATAGTTGGTTCATTGTGATGACGAGTGAGTGCATCCATGATCAAGATATTCGCAAGCAGATTACTATCATCATGCGATTGAACACTCTGTGTTGGTGACGGTGCAAATGATTGCTTTGTTGGTGTATATGTCTTCGTCGTCTCAAGACCTCGAGGAGGTACAGTAGATTGCTTAGACTTCAAGCCTTCACGCCATTTACGTGTTGCTTCAATTTGACGTTGACGTTCAGCATCTTCTTCGATGTGTTTTTCCAAACGTTGATTCATAAAATATTTGATAATGTATACAACAAGCGCAGAAGCGAATGCAAATGCCGCTACCAATGACAGAGCTTCAATCATATTACTTACCTACGTTCAACACTGGAGACTGACCACCAAGAACCAATGTACCGCCTTTGAATTGGGCAATAGCTTGAGCTTGAATCTTTGCAGCTTCAGCATTCATCATTCGAGTTTGAGCATCCATGTATTGGATAGCACCGGAGTTTTGAGCCAACGCTTGAATACGTTCGGCTTCAAGTTTAGCAGTACGAACTTCTGCTTCTTTCTGTTTGGTTTCGTTCTTAGCACGAACCAATGCGTTTGCTGATTCAACGACTGTGTCAGCTGGGATCACGTTACGAATCAGAACTTGTGTAATGTTGATCACACCACCAAGATTTTCAGATGCCAAAGTAGCAGTAACTGTGTCTCGAACTTCAGCTTCCATGACAGAACGATTGTCACCCATATTCAACGCTTCATGCTTTCGAGCAGCTTTGTAAACGGCGTTACGTGTAGCATTGAAGATGTAGTTGTACATCAAATAAGTATCACCATTATGGACAGCATGGAATGACTTATTCTTTGTATTGTAGATCTCAGCGATCTGACTTGGATTGATGTTGTAAATGACAGTCAAATCAAAGTCTTTCATTGTTGAGTTGTCAGCAGCTTGAGGATTCAAGTCGTCGACCTTCACAGCAACTTCTTTGACTGGAAATGTCAACACATCACCAACAAGGGTTTGGTTAAAAGAACCTGGCAGCAATTCATCATTCTTGACTTGCTTATCAAAGCCAACACGCAAACCAACTTCACCAGTTTCAATACGTGTACAAGCTGGCAATGCAGCGATAGCGACGGCGAGAGCCAAGAGTTTCATAGACGTTTTCATATAATCCTTCAGAATAAAATAACGATTGTTGACATGATTGTAAATGTAATGATAGCCGTTGCTAGTCCATACATTGCTGTTTTGACGGTTGACCATCGCTCGTTGTTAGGCATATGACGCCACATACCAATGAGACCTGTGACGCCACCCCAAAAGAGTAGAAATGTAACTACTAATTTAAACATTAGAAGTCCATAGAGTTGCGGAATTCACCGAGACCGAATTCACCACGAAGGCTCATAACGTCATCGAATTCAACGCTGTTGTCATAACCGAGTGATACATCACGGTCAGACTTTGTAGTCTTAGCAACCTTAGCAGCTTTCAAAGGTGCTTTGCCTGAAGCCCAACGCTGTGAGTTCACAGATGGACCTTTCGAAACAATAGACTTGTTTGCTTTAACTTTCACTTTAGGTGCCAAAGCTGCATCGGCTTCTGGTGTACCTTTGATCAAAGCTGGTTTCTGAGGCATTTTGTACACGCCTTTAGCAACTTTGTTAGTGAAGAAATAGAACGGATATTCGTCACCGTTACGTGGATTCAAACCAAGTTGACGCATGACTTTAGTAGCATCTTTCCATTGGAAAGTGCCACCATCTTTGACTTGAGGAAATTCGCTGTAGAACTTGTCTTCGAACTTCTTGACCAATGCTGCATCATACACACGTGCTTTACGACCCATAATTTACTCCGATTCAATTGTCAAAAATTTAACATGTTTTGGCTTGCGTTTGAAAGCCAACTTACTTACAGTGACTCGCATTCGATACTTCGGTGTACGAAGGTCCTTTGCTACAGGATTTCGTTTGCGAGATACCTTTTGTTTTGTCATGATTAATTATACCACACTTTTTGCATGCTGTACATGCTTTTTGCGAATTATTTCGCATTTATTTTTGTAACGCCAAAGTACATAGAAGTCAGACCGAGAACAGCAACTGCAATCATTGGCAAGAGTTGTGCATCTGTAGCATTGTCCATGCCACCAACAGCTGCGAAGACCAAGAAGAAACCGATAACTGTGCGAATCATATAATGTCCTTTTGTTTGTTTGTTGGATCTATTATACTGCAGTTTGCGGGCTTTGTACATGCTTTTTGCGAATTATTTTCACTTTTTTCGCAAATAAAAAGTCCAATCCTGTCAATGACTTGCACGGACGGGATTGGACTAGGGGGAGGCCCTGGGCCCCTAAATTAGTACTAAAGTTTTAACTTTTTACGATACCATCGAGCATCGTTCTGAACTGTTTGACCTTCGCTGGACGATCTGGCCAATGGATGTATGCTTTATCAGGATTTGCCTCAAGATTCTTTAGAAGTGGTTCTATCGCAGCACGTAGTTTGTTTACCTTGTCCTGAAGCTTTTCAAGTTCTGATGTTGCTGCTTCAACTTGTGTGGTGACAGTTTGTACTGCATCAAGTTCTTCCTCGTTGACAGCAGTAAATCCAAAATCAAAGTCTATCTCTTGTACGTTTTTCATAGTAAGTCTCTTAGTTGTGTGCCTTCTTTTGTGTTATGCACGATGATGTTATATGATATGAATGCTTTCCATTTTTCTCTCCAATGGATATGCAAATCTTGTTGAATTCTAGCACGTTCAATGATTGTATCGGTTCGTGTTTCTACAGTGTCAGCCCAAATAGAGTCACAACCCCAAAGATGGATCTCACTATAGTCATGTTCAATACACCATTGGACCGCAACATGTGCAGAACTCATGTATTGTTCTAGATATGGTAGCTTGTAGACTATATCGAGTTCAGCTTCAATGTTCTTGTGCTTCATTCCATCCATGGCATACTGAGATGTAATAACAGGTTTGCCTTGAATAATTGACCTATCTTTCATATAGATGTGCCAAGGGCGTACATCTAAGATGACGCTTACATCAACTGGGAATTGTTGGAAATTGCAACCAACAACATAGTCATCTTGAGGTTCATACAAATTTATCGATGGACCGTTTCCTAAAACATGTGCTTTCATAAGTCCTATTTATAAATAGATCAAGAGTGAGTAGTTACACTCTAAAAGGTTAAAAATGTACAAAAAGTCTTCACTTTTTGTTATTACTACATATTCGGTATTCACCGCTGATTCGATTACAACAAACAATATTCATATTACTGGAGGTCTTCAATGGATCCAGTAACGTTATTCATGCTTGCAAATTCTGCTGTTGCAGCGGTCAAGCAAGGTTGTAAGCTATACAAAGACATCAAAGGTGCAGCAGGTGAAGTTAAGGATGTCATCAAAGATCTTGATGAACAGTTCAAAAAGCTACATCCGCCTGACAAGCCACCAACAGTCGAACAAAAGAATCAATTCATTCGTGAAAAGAATGAAGTCATTGAACTAAACAAGAAAGCCAATGATGGTGCGCATGACGGCATCTATAGAGAGATTGGTGAACATCTTGGTGCATACTATGACAACTTCTATAAGTGTATGGCAGTGTTCGATGAAGAAGAACGTCGTGCTGAGAATGAAGTTTATACAGGCGAAGCATCACTTGGTAAACGTGCATTGCAACGTGTATTGATGCGCAAACAACTGGAACAAATGTCAGTTGATCTACGTGAGTTGATGGTATATCAATCACCTCCAGAATTGGGTGCATTGTATACTGAAGTTGAAGAAATGATGAAACACATGGGTCAAACCCAACGCGTCTTGATCGCTAAGCAAATGAAAGATCAAGATCGTGAAATGAAAAGAAAGAAGCAACGTCTACAAAAATTACGATCAGAGATTGTCATTGGAATCGGTGCATTATTAGTCATATCAACTATAAGCTTAACATTCGTGTATGTCATTGAGGATAGAATTAAAAAATACCCTCATCTTGGCGCTGAATGGATACCAAAAACAGAAGAGCAACGTAGATTAGAAGCATTGCCTAAAACTTGGACTGGACGATAATGAGACAAGAATGGAATAAATTAATGCAATACGGTGTTGGCACTGCTACAATACTTGCACTTGCATTGAGTGCAATATGTTTGTACTTAATAGTTGGTGTAGCAGTTCTGATATGTAAGTTTTTAGTGTTTATAAAATAAAAGGGACCTTTCGGTCCCTTTTTTATTTCTTCTCGACTTCAAGTTTCTTGTGAACTTTCATCATCTTACACTCTTGTTGTGGTTTACCATCTTTACCGTTAACCACTTTACCATCTTTACCAATCTTGTCAACACAAACCTTTTGTGGTTCATTTGCCATTACTGATAGTGATAGTGTACATAGTACAATTGCTAATAACTTCTTCATGTTAGTCTTTCTTTGCAAATTTTTCTGAAACTGTAAAACCTAATCCTGCGACTACGATATACATCATAGACTCAAATAGATTAGGTGTCGCTTTGTAACCAAAGAATTGGTCAGCAATATAAGAAACACATACCACAATGAATGCGGCAAGTGTTACTACTCTTTTGCTGCTAACAGAGCCATTGACTCCGTCAGCAAGCATGCTATTTAACCAGTTCATAGTTCTTCCTGTGGTGGTTGAACAGGCATTGGTTTACCAGTTGAACTCATCACAACTTGTGGCACGAATGTTGCAGTTGGTGTAGCAAACACTGGTGGTGACACATAAGTTGGTGCTTGCACAGGTGGAGGTGCAGTCATCATCTTCTTAGTTGCTTCGAAGTTTGATTCAGCATTCTTTTGTGCTTGCAACATTGCTTCTTTGTCTTCTTTAGAAGTACCAGCCAACATGATACCTGATAGAGTACCTGTTAAGAATGTAGCAATAGGCACAATCAATTCAAAGAATTTCTGATCGATTGGGCTAATAGCATTCAATGGTTGTGTAACGAAGATTAACGAATACAACACAACAAATACAATACCAAAGAGTGTCAACGATAAACAAATACCGATGAAGAACTTTAGACGAGCCATTAACTGTTCGTCTGTATAAATGAATGTTTCTTTATTTTCCACAGTTCGCTCCTTGTGAAACTGGTGTTGCAGCCACTGCTGGCACTTGAGTACTATTTGATTTAATTTCATCTTTAGGTGGTCCTAGTCTTGGGTCACGTTGGCCTTTAAAGATGTGTTCAGGGCAAGTACGATTCACATCACATATAGGCATTTTACAAAAATCTTTATCCCAGTTTGCTGGGTCTTGGCACGGATAGCGATATCTATCTCCACTACACATAGCCAATGTTAAAGGCAATAATAACAAAACGAATAAAAACTTTACAAGCTTTTTATCTCCCATCTGTTATACTCCTAAAACATGTAACGCATGTTCATAATGTTTGATACGATCATCGAGACCGATTGTACCACCATTGATACGCTTAGTCAATGTTAAGATGTCGCCTTTATCTGCCCATTGGTTTAGGTTATTTGTTTCCCAGAACCAACATGCTGATTGAGCAGCACCTTCAAACGTTTGCAGATACTCTGAGGCTTCTTCGACAGTAATACCAATCGATGCAGCAAACCATGTATAGTTTTGCTTGCCTGTCAATTGAATAAGACCACGACCGCAATAGCGATAGCCGTCACCAGTTTCTGGTGCCCCGTTACCCATACGATTTGCATAAACTAAGCTAGCAATAGCTTCTTGCTTGTTAGGCATCGCAGCATATTGATTAGCCATCTCATCCGTAGGGAAATACTTTGGGAAAATTTTACGCAGCGTTGGCGCTTTGTAATTCAAATTCTCTTTTAGAACCATAAATCCACCAGACTCGTGAGAACATTGTGCAATGAATGCAGCAATGCGCTGAGGAGTATTAATCTCATAATCTGGCAATAGTTGTGCTAGTGCACGATGCCAGTGTTCAACATATGGGTTCTTTGGGAGAAGTTGTTTTAATTGTTGTAATGATAATTCCATCTTCACTCCATAGTTACATGTCAGATCGACACTTACTATTTATAAAGATGAGCGAAAAAAAGGCTCCCGAAGGAGCCTTTACTATTTTTGGTAATAAGGTATAGTTACCTCAGCTAGCCTTAAGCGGCGATAGCGAATAACTCATCGTTTGCAGTTATTGAGATTTGCTTGATTTGCGGTCATCGCCTACCGTGTTGCCGTCTCTACTATCTACCCCTGTCGAAACCATGGCATCCCCATCATAAGAAAATTAAATTGCAATTGGGTTCAAATCTTTTTTCATATCAATTTCCTTATGGTGGAGATGGCGGGAGTCGAACCCGCGTCCAGAAGTCCTTCGCTTTGAAGGGATTACAACAATTCTTTTAAGATGTTGATGCTTTTGATGTAGCAACTGCAGTTGCACCGCATGTTGCTGGATCTCCGTGCATCACAACCTTTATTCCTTTAATAGTCACTTTACCTGATGCAGTAACAAGATTATTTGCTTGTTGACCATGTATGCTATTAGTTGGATTGTGAGGTGTCACATGACATTGATCAAGTGCTATCTCAACACCACCTACTTTTACATGACATGGTGGATTCTGTGTTAGAACACCGCCATCCGTTGTACTGTCTCCGATTAATGCTATTTTTGCCATATCCTTATTTATCAGATTTACCGATAGCAATAGCAGTAATTAATGTCTTGCATTCACTAGAGGTACTTCGTTCCATTGCACACTTAACATACATTGGATTTTGACCTTTATCAAGGGAAACTTGAATCAGCTCTTTTGTCCATTGTGTTGATGCAATTCCCCAACCAATTAGTAAACCAAAGAAAATAGTTAGTGCTACTACGATCGTAATGAATCGTGTATTATTCATCTTTTGGCTTTCCGCGTTGATTGTCACGACTTGCCTTTTCCTCTGAAAGTTGTGCTTGAACCATCGCACGACGGAAGCCTGCACGATCTTCTTCATTCTTAAATTTACCAAGAGCCAACATGGTTTTTGTGGTGCTCTTCATGCGGAAGTCTTTAGTTGCTTTCATTTAGTTTTCCTTAAAATGTTTATCAAGTTGGTCTTGTGGGATATTAAATAATTTTCCTGGGAATCGTGATTTAACAGATGTTTCTAATTCATCTGCATTAGCACCTTGACCCAAGAATTCATTCGTTTCACTGTTATAAAGGAACAGTAAACCGTTTGATTCTTCGATACGAGAAGGAATGATCTTTTCTTTAAGTATCTTTACCTTCTCATCAATTTCTTTTTCAATTCGTAGTTCAATGATTTGTTTACGAGTGGACACATACAATACGTGAAACCATACACCGCAAATAAACCCGATAGTAACTAATATTAGTGCTTCCATTAATCCCAAAGTCCTCTAAAATATTTGCCAAACAACGTTAACCCTTTTTGAAGTCGTTCATCGTACTTCTTAAATGCATCCATATCAAATGATCCATTTTTATGGAATCTTACCTCTGCATCATTATCAGGATGTAGTTGTTCGAACGACCAAATCATTTGATCTACAACCCATTCCCAACGCTTGTGATGGTTATCATCGATATCCCATTCATTCTCTTTAGCTGGTGCAGATGTACTACGCAATTCTTTAGGTACATCCTTATCATCAACTGATGGCGAACCGTGTTTGGTTAATTGCAATTGCTTTAGCATTGGAAGGATGATATACGCTAATGTTCCATCCATATTCCAAGTGTCATACTTGTCGATACGGATTTCAACATTGCGCTTGCGCTTAGAATCAAATGCTTGACAAATACGTGTCAACCAAGAATCTGTTCCATCTTTATTTTCAGCAAGCCAATGCCCAAATGCAAATACTCGATCATCTTCTTTGTCCCACCAAAAGCAGAGCTTTTCTGCAATTTGATATGGTCCAATCCAACGACGGTAAGGTCCAATATAAACTTTCATATCACACCTCTACGTATTTAAGTTTCCAAGTGTTTGCACGAGGTTCATATTTGATATAACCACGTGGATTACATACTACTCGTGTATCACCAATCATATAATCAAAATCTTCATGAGTATGTCCATGTGTCCACAATTTGATTTGTGGTCGATCTAAGATAAACTCTTCAAGATCACTGTGATAACCACCATTCATCAATGTGTCATGCGAATAAACTGGATGGCATGATCTATGGCTCGGTGTATGATGCGTGCATACAACATATTTCTGATCAGATTCACCAAGGACTGATGTGCATACCTTTAAATAATCGATGAATTTACGATGTGCTTCAACAGCATCTTCTGGGCAAAACTTAGAAGGAGATTCTTTCTTCTTGTGGCCAACTGGAATGCTGTAACCGTTTTCATCTTTCTTTACTGAACCGTCTTCATTGTATTCATAAAGAGGAACAGTGCGATATACCATGCGATTGCTATTGTCAACACAACGGAAGTCATTCATTGCTGAACGCATGTGGAACAATGTCAATGGATCTTCTTTATTCATATCAGTCCACATTGTGCCACCGACAAAGAACACATCATCGATCTTGACACATTCATCGTCAAGCACAGTAAGATTTTCGAGGTGTCCTAATTGTGCTTTGATGTGTGATGCTGTGTATTTGAAGTCAAAGTTATAGTGTTCATGATTGCCAAGCACATACACAACATGCTTGAATTCATTTGCACACATTCTGAAAAAATCTTGATAACGTGCAGCAGTTACACTACGTCGTGTGTCACCATACATTGCTGCTGTATAGTCCATGTCACGAGCTGTTGCAATATCACCGCTCAACACTAGTACATCGGCACCTTCTTCATTCTTGAGTTGAAGTGGACCAAATTCTAAGTGAACATCTGATGCGATTGCGATTTTCATTTACTTACCTTTGCTAAGAATGGATCTATTATACCACATGTTTTGCATGTTGTACATATAGAACCAAAGTATTAAACATAATGCAAATACGAACCACAAATGTATTTTGCGTTGGAGATTGGTGGCAAACCTGCATGTGGATGCGTCCACATTGGAGGGAACATTAACATGCTACCTTGTTTTGGTTTAACCTTGATGTCGTGATCGATACCAATGAAAGCAGTTTCACCACCTTCGTTAACATCGTTCAGATAAAAGAACATGACTAAGAATCTACGTGCTGATGCATAGTCACCTACATCAACATGTTCTCTGAATTCATCGTTACCAACGTCGTATCGTTTCATACGAACTTGTTCGAATCCAATCTTTTCTGGAAAGAACGTGATACCGTGCATTTTACAATATTCATCAAGCTTTGGTTTCATGCTTGAAAGAATAATGTTTTGCTCCTCAGAGAAGTTGGGAGCCTGAGCAAAATTAATCTCTGTGAAATTTTTGTAACGATCATCTCTTCGAATTTGGGATTCATGATGATCCTCAAACTTCTTGATTAGATTATCACAAAAGCTTTGCTCGAGTACATTGTCAAATACAGTAATATAGTTTTTCATATCGCCTCATAATAAAAAACGGGGACCGAAGTCCCCATCTTTAGTTAAACACTCTACTATGTTTAGGAACACCTGCTGCCAAGTATTCCATTTGATCTGCCAAAATTCCACGATTCAGAAGAATCATATGTTCGTAATGATTAGGTGCATATGGAACATACAGTAATTCTAGACCAGCTTCCTTAAGTGTTTTGTCACTCTTCACAGAGTTACACTTCTTGCATGAAGTCACAACGTTCATCCAAACATTCTGACCGCCACGTGAAACAGGAATGATATGATCACGGGAAAGGTTATTAGCAGTAAAATGATTGCCACAGTACGCGCAGACATGTCGATCTCTACCGAATAGGGTTTTGTTAGTCAAAACAACATTACCTAATTTAGCTGGGTTGAAACCTTCGCCGCCACGAATAGCAATGATTGATGGAGTTTCAAGGATGGATTCTGTTCCATCATTTTGTAACCCACCACGGAAAGTTGCTACCGTATCTCCAAGCGACCATGCTACTTGCTTTTTAGCTTGATAGAGGATCGCTTGCTCGAACGATAGCCATTGACGAGGAATTCCACCTACATCTAGTGCTAAAACATTCATGATCACTCCAAAGTTGTTTTACATATTTATCATTGGCTCCTGCGGACAGAATCGAACTGCCACCTCTGCGCGCTAATCGTGTGCATACCACTTACACCACATCAGGAACTAAACTTGGTACCTTGTGACGGGATTGAACCGCCGACCTTCTCCTTGTAAGGGAGACACTCTACCGCTGAGTTAACAAGGCATAATTTTTTGGGGTGAAAGGGGGAATCGAACCCTCTCTAACTGTTTCACAGACAGCTGTGCAGCCACTACACTACTAACACCATAGTTATAGCGAAGAACATTAACGTCGCCTACTGCAAATCCTGAGAAGGAATTTATCGGTTTTACCAGCAGTTTTCTTTAATCGTCAAGGTGGTCGTCTCGGTTACTTGCCACCAACTTCAATGTTCTTCGCTATAACCATATAGAAACACACTAACCGTTATACAAAGCCTTCTGTATAACACGGAGGAATAAATTCCTGCTTGTCCGTTAAACTGTCGTTAATGTGTTTTTATATGGTAGGGGCACAGAGAATCGAACTCTGATTTCCTGGTTAAAAGCCAGATACTTTAGCCGTTAAGTTATACCCCCATAGGTTTTCGAGGTTTATGTTTTCGTTTCATATACGTTCTTTCTTTACACGACCAATGCGTGATGCCTTATTCCAATCATATGCGATACCGTCTGGGCATTTGCCATCAGCAACAGTATCAACACCGAATTTACCAACGACTTCAAAGTCATTACCTTTGATAGTCACAAAATAACCATAACCTTTAGCAAACACCATAGCTTCATCTAGAGTTTTTGCTAAGTACAGTTCCTTATCATTTTCTAATACTTTAAACATTCTTTAAGAATTTGCAGCAATAAATTTGGAGCGGGATAGGAGAATCGAACTCCTGACTTGAACTTGGAAGGATCTCGTTTTACCATTAAACTAATCCCGCATGGCCCCGTTTTTTTGTTATTTTAACTCAGGTGTACGGGAGTTCCTGAGATTAGTCATGACACATTAGGTGAGAAGGAATCAATTCCATTACGGAAAACCGCTTGGCAACCTGCAAGATACAATATACAAAAAGCAGGTCACAAAGTTTATACGTCCTAGGAGCAATAAGCAAGCGACTTTCGTCTGATAGTTTATTCCTAAGAGCAACTACTATGAGTTGACCGGTGTTGCACGATTGGGTTTTCAAGACCAATTGTAATATTTGTATTCAGCTTTTAAGGCTAAATTGCGATTTACCTTTGTAACTTCCTATCATCCTTCTCAAAACTTTACAAGATACCTTCTTCTTTCAGAAGATCAACTTCACTTGCATTTAAAGTGATAGTTGTGCTGACGTTCAGTGTCAACAGTTTATCTTGAAGCGCTTGCTTCTCACGCTTTAATTCTTTCATCTTGTTTTTGTATTCAGCAATTGTTTCTGCTGATACAACACTAGTTTCAACGTTGTTGTAACGTTCGCCATACAAAGCTGCACGTGAATCAACGTTAGTGTTTGCTTTCATCTTATCGATGCGAGCTGTGATTTCACTCAATGGCTTTGCTTCAGCTGCATTAGCCACAGTGCCAACGATAGTCATCAATGCATCAACGCGTTGAACTTGAGCCAACACATCTGAAATACCTGATGTTGCATTGATACGACCAACTGTCGCACGAATGTTAAACAACACACCATTCAATGCTTCTTTACGCTTGATTGCAGACAAGAAATTTGTTTGCGCAACTGCCAAACCTGCTGGAACATCAACAGTGTACTCAGTCACTGCAACATTGAGTTCCAACTTAACTGCCTGAATCGCCTTGCGGATTTCAGATTGGATTGCATTTGCTTTACGTAGATTTACTTGCATTTCATATTCCTTTATATAGACATTATATCACAGATTTAATTCGTTGTAAATGGTGAACCAACTTGGAATTGAACCAAGACTCGGTCGATTATGAGTCGACTGCTTTACCATTAAGCTATTGGTCCAATCACATATTGAAATACACTCATCGAATGTACTTTAATATGTAGAGGGCTGAGATTACACCCTCTGCGTTGAAGCTTCTAGCATTATAAGCCACCTTGCGAGCAACTCTTCTCTAGACATCCACAATAACCCTTGCGGTATTACTGTACTTCAACATCATCGCCGTTTTGAAAGTCAGGCACTAGACTTATCATTGATTGTTACTCTACACAATTCTTTACATTTGCCTTGCGAGCAATTCACGGTCGCTAAACCATTACGAAATTCATTGTACAAACCAACTTCACCTTGCGGGATCCATCGGACTCGATTGTCTTACGACTCGAGCGTTAGATGATTTTCACAATCAACTGAGGCAGTCTTTGCATTTTAATCGTTAATTGGATTTGAACCAATAGTCGACTCCTTAACAGGGAGTTGCGTTACCATTACGCTATAACAACCTACTATGATGTGCTGCCTCAGTTGCTTCATATCTTGTTAGATACAAAATACAACACACCATGTTCCTTTTGCCTCGCGAGCTACTCAGACGTATTTCACGATCGGTGTCGGGGTCTCGGCTTTCGCGTACCCGCCACTAACCATTAATACTGCGCTACACCTCTTAGGAGCGACCCTTCGAAATATAACACTACACTTTCTCGTACCAATTGACAAGTTGGTTAGTTGTGAGCCACAGCACCACCTGTTGGTCTCTATCCACTTAGGTTCCTCTCGTCTTTCGACTCAAGCCTTTAAGTAAACATTCTTTCCACAACACTTGCTTCATTGTTATCTCCACCAGTCTTATTAGTGAAGAGACCCTCACGGGCCCAAGCATGCTTGCATGAATGGACTATTACTAGCGCTGGTATGTAGGCTTTCCAGCTTTGGGTGTATCGCTACACTTATCCTAATGACATCATGCTGCCATTAACTTATATTATACCACAAAAATAATTCGTTGTACACTATTATTTGTCTGGTACCCCGTGATGGAATCGAACCACCGTCCCTAAGTTCGTAGCCTAGAGTATTTTCCACTATACTAACGGGGTATAAATCGTGCCTAGCCATAGGGACTTTTACCCAACTGTTTCGTAACTGACATACCGCCCGGCCAAGCTAAGGTCGCAGTGTTTTCTTGTGTAGAGCGACTACACTTATTTGGTGCCGCCATCTGGTTACGCTCCAGACTCTATGGATTTTCAGTCCATCGCTTTCACTAGATTAGCTTTAGCGGCAATTATTCTTCGAATACAGCAATAACGTTTTCTTCTTTGAGAACGAAAACAATTTTGCTTTCATATTGAGTTTTAGATGCAAGTTGCCAATCGACAATAATCACATCACCAACTTTTACTTCTTGCACTTCATTACCGATTGCAAGAACTTTAGCACGTTTGATTTCACCTGTAACCTTGCTTGTTAAAATCAGACCAGATGCATGTTGTGTTTCTACATCAATTTCTTCTACTACAATCTTGTTACGTATTGGTTTAATCATATTCATCCTAAAAATTAATTGGTGCGGGTGGTCAGACTCGAACTGACACGCCTTTCGGCACTGGCTTCTAAGACCAGCGTGGCTGCCATTACACCACACCCGCAGATTAACATACTACTTATCACATTGTACGCCATATGTTAGGGCGAGACTTCTAACGATAGGCAACTAATTCTCGGCTTTCGCGGAACTAATTAGTTGTTATTCCTAACGTATAGTTTGGTGCGGGCTACAGGGTTCGAACCTGCGACCTGAACGTTGGCAACGTTCTGCTCTACCAACTGAGCTAAGCACGCATTATTTTGTTTTCTTACGCTTAACGCCATAGGCATCGTAATACCATGAACGTTCATCAGGATCTAAGCTTTCAAGATCAAACTCTTGTTGATTCATTTTAGCTTTAGTTTCTGATGCTAGCTTTGCGAAGTACTCGGCTTTTTCTTTTTCCTTTTGTTCGCGTTCTTTTGCTTTATCAAAGATTCTATCGATACCTTCAGAAAAGGCTTTACTACTTGCTTTCGTTTGTATCGAATCACCTGTAATATCGTTCTTTGCTACCATAAGATCCTCATGTTAAAATGGTCTCCGATGAGGGATTTGAACCCCCGCGACATGCTCCCAAAGCATGAATACTACCAGGCTATATGAATCGGAGATAAATTTTGGTGCCCCAGTACGGAATCGAACCGCATCACTCGCCTTACAAGAGCGAACCTCTACCATTAAGGATACAAGGGCATGAATTATATATTGGTGGTGATAGTTGGACTTGAACCAACAACCTATTCCGTATGAAGGAAGTGCACTGCCATTGTGCTATATCACCATAACCATTTTAGAATCACACTCAATAATTCGTATTGTGCTGGCACACATACTTTTCGCCACTGCCAGGTGACCGATGCAGTTGCCGCAACCTTAGCGGTACTTGCTCCGTTGAATATGATTTTAAAATGGTGGATGCGGCTGGAGTCGAACCAGCAGTGCCAGAGGCGGCGGATTTACAGTCCACTGGGGTTACCAATTTTCCTACACATCCATTTTAAAAACAATTCGAGGCTATGCGAGCTCATCTGCATACTTAGGCTTTTTGTCTTCTCCTGCCCGGGCAGTTACGACTGTAGCGTCACCTCAAAAATGGCGGAAAGCAGAGGAGTCGAACCCCATCCGCGATTAAGCAGAACCTGGTTTTCAAGGCCAGTCGCAGGACCATCCCCGCTGCATTACTTTCCATAAAAGGTTTTTGAGAGACTGACTATCTTTCTCAAGGACTCATCAGTGTGTCTCGATCAAAGGAGTTTAAACAACCTTGTGTTGCTACTGGTGTGTCAGTCACAAGAATAGGGACCTAGCGCACAAGGGACTCAACTTCGTCGTCTATCTCAAAATCTGGTGCATCGTCTTGGAGTTGCACCAAGTTCTCTCAGCTTAAGAGGCTGGACTTCACTACCAAAGTTTACAATGCTAAATTAGTGGAAGTTCCGATAACACCCATCGTCACTAACAACCGTTGAGTTACCATGCATCAAAACAAGATAACTATTTGCTCTGGCTGGCCACCTTGGAATCGAACCAAGCTCAATCCTGATTAACAGTCAGGCGCATACACCATGCACGCTCGTGGCCAATAAAAATAATTTGTAGTCGAGGACTCGAACCTCACAAGTTGCGATCTTGACCCAAAACCTGGGCTCCCGTTCCTGTCGGGTTTTACTACAAAATTGGATGCGGGAGGTGGTAACGCTCCACCCTCGATGCAGCTTATGAGACTGCTCGGGTCGCTTGACCTTCCCGCTATAAACTACCATATTAAAACGCATTATCTACAACGCCTGCATGTGGAAAGCACTTGTTTGATAATTCGTCAACCACCAACGCTTTTGCGTTTTAATATGGTATCGCGTACGGGTAACGATCCCGTCTTGCTAGCTTGAAAGGCTAGTGACCT